TTTACAATATCATATATGATCGAATTACAATCCATAAACAAACTGTGAAAATCCACATTATTCTGTACATAATAACTATATTTTTTTATAATTTGGGGATAATTTTTGATAATATGCGAAAAATAACTAGGTATTCCCATTATATGGTCTCTATATAATTAATAAAGAAGTGTTTATATTGGTTTGATTAATAGTTATAATGACCGATATATTATAATACTTTAATGTATAATCTATGTCAAAAACTTCCAAAAAAAATAATTCAAAAAACATAACCCAACATTACGATAAAAATTTGCACAACTTACTTCAAGACAGAATTAATTACATTCAGGATATTATTCGTAATACAAGTTTATCTATACAGGGTTATGTTCATTTTGAATTATTTAGTAACACTGAGGTCAATACATGTATGACCGCATTGAATGTATTATATGAAAGTACCGAACACATCAAAAAGTCTTTTTTTTCCTCACACAATCATGAAACCCCCGAAATTTTTATCGACAAATTACAGTATATTATAAATAATTTGTCACCAATATTGGCAAAATATGGAACCAAAAACCTCGATGATATTATTTATATTTGTTTTGGATCCGAATTTACAAATTTCGACATCAAGAAAAGAAACGCCGACTTGCCGATAGAAATCAATTTGAAATTCGATTTGATTCGAAAGTATATTCATCCCATCGGATTCAAAATTTACAACAAGGACAAAAAAATGTTCATTCAGTATCCGAATACCCAATCATTGAATATCAACAAAATCACCGAAGAAAATATCGTTATCGATAAAGCCCCACAGTTTGAATGTTTTGATGTTGATATTGCCTCCAAATCTTTCAATGAAAAGGTATACGGCATTAAAACGGTAATACATAGTTCTTCAAATAAAACGCTCATCATATACGGCGTCGTCGATGATATTAATTTGGATTTTATCGACAATCAATACATCGAAAAACGCAAAAAGGAACTTATGAGTTTTTCCCCGGAAATACCTTCGTTCAATCAAGAAATATTACAGCGTCAGGTTGAAATAATAACTCTGAAAGATATTTTAATTTACAGCAACTGCGATATTTACAAAAAAAACTCCTCGATATTAGTGTTGGTAAATAACATGAAAATTGCCAAATTAGAAGTCACCATTAAAAATTTCATCGAGATGGATCTCTATTCCAAAAGAAACACTTTGATCGATTTACTCATTTTTAATAATGACAATGAAATTCAGTATCTATCCTATTTGTTATACGACTTGATGACATGTAAAAATCAGAATAATATTGATTCGGTTGAACAAATCAGTATATTCAACAGTTTTCCGTGGAAAATCAAAAATTATTTCAAAGACGCCATGAAAAATACGATTAATTTTACCCAAAACTCCATGCAAAAATATGATACAAACCGAATTTCTATTGAACAACAGATCTACCTTTGGAAAGTATCGGATTCAATCAAAGAGAAGGCTATTACAAAATTAAAAGAAATCAAAGGTAGATCGGAAGATTCGGGAACCAAGGCCAAACAATATTTGGAAGGGCTCTTAAAAATACCCTTCAATATTTACCGGGAAGAGCCGGTTCTCAAAATGTCCAAAAAAACCAATACAACATTTGTCAAATTATTACATGATTTGGTGCAACATAAGTTGGATCATGGACTTTCTTTCGACAGTCTGGAAGTTAAATATACCAATTTGGAAATTTCAAACCACCTTTACCAAATTGAGAACAATTTGAAAAGGGCAATATGCGACAGCATCAATATTAACAATTACAAACCCAAAGAAATAGGCGACATGTACAACAGTGTTGTAAATATAACCGGTCAATCCAAAAATAGAAAAAATAACAAAAAAACTATCGTTCACAATTTTTTGACAACCGGTTCTCTGAATGATATAATTGAAACTTTGAAGGGAGTGAACGGTTCAACCATCGACCAAAACAAATGGAATGCCTTCAAGAATATTTTCCATACAATTGAGAACATTAAAAAGGATATTTTGAATATGAAAAACATGATGGAAAACATATCACAATATTTGGACGAATCGATTCATGGTCACAAATACGCCAAAAAACAGATCATGAAAATCATTTGTCAATGGATAAACGGAGAACAAACCGGTTACTGTTTTGGTTTTGAGGGTTCTCCAGGAATCGGGAAAACCTCGTTGGCAAAAAAAGGACTAGCCAACTGTTTAACTGACGAAAAAGGAGAACCGCGCCCCTTTTCGTTCATTGCGCTCGGTGGTTCATGCAATGGTTCTACCTTTGAAGGTCACAGTTATACCTATGTCAACTCGACCTGGGGAAAAATCGTGGATATTTTGATGGAAAGCAAATGCATGAATCCAATCATATACATAGACGAACTAGACAAGGTAAGTAAGAGCGAGCACGGTAAGGAAATAATCGGTATATTGACCCATCTCATCGATCCCACACAAAACGATATATTCCAAGATAAATATTTCAACGGAATACAGATTGATTTATCCAAGGCCCTATTCATATTTTCCTACAACGATGTAGAACAAATCGATCGTATCCTGTTGGATCGTATTCATCGTATCAAATTCGACAATTTGACAACCAGCGAAAAAATAGTCATCACTAACAAATTTATTTTACCCGAATTCAACAAAAAAATGGGGTTTCATAAAAACATCATCAAAATAGACAAAGATACCATTGAATTTATTATCAATGAATATACCGCAGAACCCGGCATCCGAAAATTAAAAGAAATATTGTTCGATTTGTACGGAGAAATAAACATCGAATTATTAAATTCCAACGAGATTCAGTTGCCTGTAATAGTAAACCGAGAAAATTTAGAAAACAAGTATTTGAAAAAATACAACAAAAATAAGGAAAGAAAAATTCACGCCACCAATAAAGTGGGAATTGTAAATGGTCTTTGGGCAAATTCACTCGGAAAGGGTGGAATTATACCCATCGAATCCGTATTCTTTCCTTCCTCTAGTTTCTTAGAAATGAAATTGACCGGACTACAGGGGGATATAATGAAAGAAAGTATGAATGTTGCAAAAACATTAGCATGGCATCTAACCCCCGACGATGTAAAGAAAAAATTAATATCTCATTTCAAAAACACCTTGATGCAAGGGATACATATACACTGCCCCGAGGGAAGTGTATCAAAAGACGGACCATCAGCAGGGGTGGCGATAACCATAGCTATTTACAGTTTGTTCAATAATTTACCCGTAAATAATACCATCGGCATAACCGGAGAAATCGATCTACAGGGGAATGTGTTGCCCATTGGCGGTTTGGACTGTAAAATACTAGGTGGAATTCACGACGGCATCAAAAAATTTATTTTTCCTGAAGAGAACCATACCGAATATGAACATTTTCTTCAAAAATATACAGAAGAAAATGACCAGTCTAAAATACTAGAAAATATTGTATTTACCAAAGTTTCACATATTTCCGAATTAATCAACATTGTATTTATTTAGTTTGTTGAAAACAACTTTCTCTCTGTATACTATAATTAACAATGGATATCAATATTGTTACTATCGCATATATATTTTTTCGTTTAGCCCCCTTTATTATTGTATCGTTCTTCACACTACAGTCGGTATTTAACCAAGATATAAAGGGTATCATTTATTTGGTGGGTCTTTTGTTAGCCTGCTTTGCATCCACCATGGTGGGTAATATTCCTGGGCTACAAAAAATGACATCGGTATATTCCAACGGTATCCCGGCAAGTTTCAACCAAATGTGTCGCTTTATTGAATTATCTAAGAATGGTCCCATATCTAATTTGCCTTTGGGTCAAACCGTCTTAGGTTATACATTTGCCTATTTACTCTACATCATTTTGAAATATAACTTGAGCAGTCAAAATGCACCTACCATCATTTTGTTTCCCGTTCTCATTTTGGGGGATTATTTCTGGAATTTGACCCACAGTTGTGCTAATGCGGCTGCGCTCATCATTGCCCTAGTATTGGGTGCTATTTTTGGTATATTATGGGGTTATATCATAGATTCTACGGGAAAGGTAGACTTACAATTATTTAACGGTATAAGTAACGCGGAAGTATGCAGTCGCCCTTCGAGAACTATCTATCGTTGCAGATCACGAAAGGGAAAAACCACGAGCAGTGTTCCCGCTGGTAAAAAATAATCAATAATTAAATAGATAATTGAATTAATGATTAAAACAATACATATTTTGAGTCAACCAATCCTTAATATTGGAAGTAATACGAGAACGATACAAATCTCCCGCCATTAATTTAGGACTGCGACTCTTATCGGAAAAATGATAAAGAAAGTTATTTATGATATTCACCGTTACCGCGTTTGGATAAGTACTTTCCAACTCTTCCTTGATGTACATAGGATAACCCTTACGCTGGTTCACCGAATTATGAAAGGTAAACAACATTATTTTCAAATCCTGTTTGGTTTTGATAAGCGCAAAATTCACTGAATCTAAATATTGTTTAGCATGATTTGCACAGTCAGGACAAGGCAAATTCGTACAAATCGTGTAAATGATTCGAAAAAGTTCTATCTTTATTCTGTCAAAGTGTTCTTCTTTGACCTTTTCAGCCAAAGTATGTAATAAAAACCAGGTGGGTGCCCCCCATTTCATACCTTTTTTTGCTGGCTGTTCCGGAACAGGAGGGAGGGGTGGCGCAGAGTTAGATACGGTATTCGGTAAAGGCCTATAATAACTCATTCGCATCATTGATTTGGAATTATTTTCCCCATTGTTGTATGCGTAATCATTTGCACTCATATTTTTAAAATTATTTCTTCCAAACATAATATAAATTATATATATAATTTATATCGTACTATCAACCGATTTTATTTTCGTTTACAAATCGGCTTTGCCAATTCTAGAAAATATTACTAAATAGAAAAATATCATATAAAAATATTTTATTAATTATATATAATGGAAACAAAGGAACAACTCGTGAAAGCGATACGCGATTGGGTGCGTATAGACAATGAAATGCGCAAATTAAAAGACGAAATAAACATCAGAAAATCAGAACAAAAAAACATATCTTTGAATTTAATCGAAGTTATGCGGAAAAACCAAATAGATGAATTTGATCTCAATGATGGCAAAATCATGTATACCAAAAAAAATGTCAAAAAACCCATTACCCAGAAAATATTATTAGATCTGTTGTCAACCTATTATCACGGCGATATCGAAAAAGCTACTGCCCTAAATGAATTTATTATGACAAATCGTGCAGCAACGGAAGTCGAAACCATTGTCCGCAAAATCAATAAGAACTAAGCGAATATTACATAATTTTAATTTGATATCCCTTGTCTTCCGTCTTCGTATAACTACCAATTATTTTTGGGTTAGTAATACCCTCTAGAATATCGCTGTTCTTATATACATTGTTGAATCGATCAATGTAATAAATAATCCCCTGAATATCTTCCGCAAAGATTTCAACTGATTTCATTACTGAATTCGATTCCTCAGTGGTCGTGGTCAATCCATGTGGTGTACCTTTGAAATGCGTTCCACAAAAATCGCTATTCTCCTTTCTTCGCCGAGTACATTGCTCGCCATTCGCCCGACACGCATTACAACGATTGATATTCGGAATACTGTTTTTTACCCTCTTTCTTTTGGCAAAATCATCCTTGGTGAAGGACAGTCGTTCATATTCGTAAATATACTCAACCAGTTCATTTATTTTTTCCTTTTCTGCTATATTCATCGTGCTAATTTTACTACGAATCGCATCCTTGAATTCGCTGATATAAGTTTCAAACTTCTTGTTAATTCGCTTCTCCATCTCTTATTTTTACTGTTTATTATCAAATAATATATCTATTTCAATTTTGTAAATATATTATTTTTTAAGCTTAAAGACCAACATAAAGTCATCTGCACGCCCCAAAGTACTGCGCGTGTCAAAAGCAATCACATCGAAGTTCTTTTGAATAAAATCGCGATAATATTCTGGAAAAATACTGAGATCGCTGAATTTACCGATGTATTTGGGTTGAATGTCCTCAATGACATAAATTCCTTCTGGCGATAAATATTGACTCAAATGCATAAACGAAAACTTTTGGTGCTCTCCGTAATGACTTCCGTCGTCAATAATTATGTCCAGCGTTACACCAATTTCTTGGATAACACGATCCAATTGTTCGGTATTGGATTGATCTGCCACGAAAGTTTGAATCCTGTCCTGGTTCAATTCTTTGTGCTCGTACAAATCTATTCCGTATATTTGGGCATTTGGGAAATATTCTTGCCAACATCTTAAGCTGTTTCCCGTTCGATATTCCGGCTTAAAAGGTTTGCCTGTCGGACCGCACATCTGTCCGTTTTCTACCGATCCAATGCCAATTTCTAACACAGTTTTGACTTGAGTCCGAATACCGTCAAAAACCGTAGAATAACCCGGAATATAATTGTGACATCCACTCGCCGCATTTTTATCCAAACTATATTTTTTTGATAACTCGTCTAGGGACAACATTGTATATTCATTAAAAAATATTATTTAAATTACTTTATTTATAAATATAAATTTATATAGATTACATCGGCGACGACTTGTACAAAATCTTAAACACCTCTTGTGCATTCACGGCCGCCGCAATCAAAGCCTTCTTCACTACGGATTTATCCCCACCATCCGCAAAGGCAATGCGAATCACGCTCTTGGTATCGTGTGGATGAAATTTCTTGAATCCAGAGAAACTCAGACTCTTGTCCCCCATATAAAACTTTTCGTACAGGAAATATTCCAACACCTTACCCATCGTGTAATCCTCATCTTCCAAAGAAACATCAAAACAGTTGTCAATCGTGGTTTCGCTATTCAAAATCGGAACCACATCCGATTCAACATCCTGGGTAAAATCACGGAACTTTTCGTAGAGTCCCTTAGAGGCCATCTGTACCAACTCACGATTGCCGTATACCCCCACCGTTTTTATCGCAAAATCGAAGCTATCCGCGACAAAAATGCGCTGAGCATCCAATAAGTAGAAATTTCTCTTTTGAAATTCAATATCCGATTCCTTGACATCGTCTTGCGCACGCAGTTTTGCCTCAACATCCTGCCACTTTTCGTTGATTTTTTCCATATGGGGCGTGTTACCGTAAGTGCACTTGGATACTACATTGAATGCGCTACTTTCCCTGGCCGTTGCTACCGAAAAATCTGCCGTAAGTTTGAGTTCCTCCCCTGGGATCGTATCGCTAATCTTGGGACGAAGTCTTACAAAATCGATGAAGGATTGGGTCTTCTCACATGGTGGGAAAATGCGGCGAACCTCTTCTTTCGTCAAATAATTGCCCGTGGTTTTGTTTTTGATTTTGAAATCTTCCGTGGTAGCATAGATAATGCCATCCGTGTCATTCTTGACATCGACTTCCAACATGTATTTTTCGGGAAGAAGGTCCAGTTCCTTCATGTGAATCGGAATACAACTCAGTCTCTGTTTCAATATTTCATTATGCAATCTTGAAGTATTTACCGTAATATTACACTGATTATCTCTGTAATTTTCTGTTCTGATTACTACAACAGGAATATCCGTTAAAATAGCACGACGCAATGCATTGGCTAAACTTACATTTATTCCACTCAAAGTGAATTTGAGAATTTGGTCATTTTCAGAAATCTCGGAAAATTGGGGATTCATGATAATATAGTGAGTGATATTAATATATTATCACAAAAAATATTTATATCAATTTTTCGTAATAATACCTTATTTCGGATAAAACATGCAAATACGGTCCCTGATATAATTTAATGGTGTGTCTTCTTCAATGTGAGGTGTATTTGCTTCAAATTGGGCAATATCAATTTCTTCATTGATCAATTTGTTATATTCAGATATGATTAGTTTCGCATATGATGCGATATTCTCTACAAGATGATTCAATTCTTGCCCTGCATACCATACATATCTACCAATCGATGTAGTTCCTTGATAAGGCGTGACAAAATCCTCGACGAACGACATCTATATAGTATAGAAATATTTTATCGAGGAATCACCGTTTCTTTGGCAATGGATTTCATTATCTTTCCGTAGTAAGCGTCGCGTTTGCTCCCGGCGACCGAATTCTGGGTAATAGCAACATACTTCATACCCGCCTCGCTATCTAAATCCACATAATCGGGGTTGTCCTCGCGCCACTGTGAGAACTGCACCATGATTTTTCGTGATATTTCCTGAATAGCGCTCTTGAGTTTTTTGTCGTCCTCTTCTTTGGACCACATGTGATCGTCCTTTATGTACATGGTTTCTCTTTTAACATCCGTACAATGAATCGGTCTCTCGTAAATGCTCAGAGTTTTAAGGTTGTCGATCAATATCTTGGAAATACCGTTCACAAACCCGGAATTGGCATTGTTCTCCAAATCGGCATTGGTAATTTGAACATTGTCAATGAATTCGGTTAAATTGACAGCGTCCTTACACTTGTCGTTAAGAAATACATTGATATTGACATTATTGGAAGTGACATTGCCATTGATCGTGTTGTTATTGGTATTATTGATGTTATTGTTATTGTTGACCGTATTATTATTGTTGGTGGTATTGGTGAGTTCGGTAGAATCTGTAGTCAATTTGTTCATTTTTACAAACTTATTCACGAGCTTGTTCGTATTTTTGATGTGCTCTTTGGACTGTTCTACCACGAAATTGATGTGCTCTTTGGACTGTTCTACCACGAAATTTCGGAGTTCTTGGTTCTCTAAAAACAGACGATTAATAATACTATTTTTTGAATCATCATTTACAGATACATGCTCGGTAACATTCACTGCTGCTGTCGTTTGGACCGCGGTAGCCACTGGAGTAGCGGGTGTATTTATATTGGAAACAGCCGATGTATCCTTACATTTTTGCATGTGTGCCCAGTAACTACTGTATTTTATATACACCTTATTACAGCAATCACATAAATACTGTTTGGGTTTTTCAGATTCCTTTTCATCAACACCGCATCTTTTCTTATGTTTCTTAGAATTGATGTGACGATTGTAGTCAGAACCCTTTTTACCATAAAAATTACATTTCTCGCATGAAAATGCAGTATCATCTTTTGAAATAATTTCATTTTGAATATTCTCAGTCTCGTGGCGTAAAAAAACATCTGAAGCGGCGTAAGAATTCCTCTGAAAAAGCGCATTTTTCTCTAATTTTTCATTAGAGGTTTTTTTACGCCGAGAATTTTCACCAAAATTATTATCCTCGTTTATTGAGCATTTATCGTAAGCCGATTCATCCAACACTGTTTCCGATTTTTTATTTTCCATCGGCGTAAAATATATCTAATATTATATGAAATACCTTTAGATATTATTTTACGCCTAAATATATTTTGTAAAAAAATTTATGCTAACAAAATAAAACGCATTTTTTTGCCATTCGCTGCATGATGCTCACAACCCACTTTTTGAAAGTCTTTTATAAAAGTCCCCCAAGAAAATCAAAAATGGACATTTTAAAAATGTCCAAAATGAAAATTTTCAGGATACTTTTATAAAAGACTTTTATAGACCCCCTATAAACCCTATAAAATTGATATTATAATTACAATCAAATGTTATTTTATCAAACCATCCATGGAGCCACCCACGGAAGAAAACGAAGATATTGGGCTGATTGCCCTGGCCAACATGCTGTGCAACCAAGCCGCAGGCAAAACAGAATGTGGCTGCATCGAAGAAGCCGAAGAATTGTATTTGACAGCGGTCGAATTAAACCACGGTTATTCCATGAATATGTTGGCCATCTTCTACGACAACCACGGTTTTGACAAGGAAATGGTAGAAAAATACTATTTGATGGCCTACGAAACGAACGAATACAATGCCGCTCTCTACAATCTGGGTGAGTTTTACGGTTACAACAGAGACTACGAAAAGATGGTCAAATACCACAAATTATCTGTGGAAAAATTCAAAGATATTGACAGTGCCATCGCCCTGGCCCTGTTTTATCACAACACTGGTTATGATGAAGGAAGAGATAGATACTTTAATTTTGCACTTTCGCAGCAAGGACCCTCTTCCGAAGAAGTGATAAAATGTTACAATTGTGCCGAGATGTTCCAAATTATCCAGTACGCACAAAAAAACGGGTTTTCTGACAATGCCCTTGTAAAAAGATTGCTCAAAAATGCGCGTAATTATCGTGACTATAATGCTATCAACACCAAGATACAATTGTTTACTCAGTTGAATCACATTGTTGAGTGTGGGGTTTGTTACGAAACCACCCTCAACATCAACATTGAGTGTGGTCATTGTTTGTGTGTGGATTGTTATCTCAGATTGTACAAAAAAGAGTGTCCCTTTTGCCGCATGTAAACAAAAAAGGGGTCTGATTATTTACAATTACAGAGAACACAACCGACTACAACTATAGAATCAAACCTTGCTAACGGAACGGGTCCAGTCAAAGAA